CAGCCGCTAGGGGGTCATAAGACACCCGTTCGAGGGACCGTAGGTCATAGCCTAGCATGCCAATCTGCAATTTGCCGAAAATGTCATCATCGTGCAGGTGGCGAGTGGACTTAATATGATAGACGAACTCGTCGTCCTGCTCAGCTAGAATTGCTTGGAATGACTGTGCCATAGTGGAAATTCCTGTGTTACAGCAATTATTTACTTGGATTCGCCCACTGACGTGGACACATCGTTTTCGAGTCCGTCAACTGCTTTCATTAGTTCCTCTCTGGAACCATAGAAGTTGGCTGTTCCAATTTTGGTATTACCTTTGTGATTCTTCCCAAAGGCTGCTTCTTTCATGCGGTGTTCTTTGCGTTTCAGGTTGTGATTCGACTTATGTTCAACCGCAGTGCGGGTTTCACACATAAGCTGAGCTATGATTTCTAGTTGGCGGTTACGGTATTTTGGCTCAATTTTGGGAAGTTCATCGTATAACTCTGCAATCATACTCATACCTTTGACAATCATATCTTCCCGTTGTTTCTCTGCTTCCAGTATGCTGGTTTCCAAATCCGACATCTCGGGCAATTCTTCATTGTCCACACGCATAATTTCATGTGGCTCAACCTTGACTAATGCGGTATTGTCGTCTACAGATACTTCTTCCGGTGGCTCCATATCAAGAGCATCAGCAATATTGGGATTGAGTCTCTGGGTCATCTCTTCCTCGCCTTGCCTACTTTTTTGGTCTTTCGGCTCATCACACTACTTATTCGGGACTTAGACGATGCTCGGGTATTTGTCTTTCCAAGTCTCGATGTGCCCACCGGCTTGGGTTTTTTTGGACTTAGTGGCTTCAAAGATTTAGCCTGCTCCGGTGCTCGCGCCCTGATAGGATGTCTCCTTCCATTGCGATTCGCATGATTGTTGTAAAGCTCTGCTTCGGTGAGAACAAGGAAATCAATCCCGCGCCGGTCAGCCCACTGCGTGGCAGCACCCCACTTAGCCTCATTCTTCATACGCTCCATCGCATCCTTGTTGGTGCGGGCGTGTGCGGCGGTCGCCTCATGCATCGGCTTGATTTCGATGAGCTTGGTGCTTTTTTGACCACCTTTGGTCAAGTAAGTTACCAGAAAATCGGGAACATATACTGTTTGGTTTTTCCCCTCTGGCTTGAGAGGATTTTTGTATGGGATCTTGTGAGGCTCGGATGCCCACTCCAACACATCAGGATGATTATCGCAGTATTGCATAAACTCCCGTTCCCACGAGCTACGGAAGACAATAGGGTAAGTCCCCGTGTATTTGCTTGGGTTCTGCGGGAAGAAAGGCCCTTTCGCTGCTCTAGCCATTATTCGGCTTCACCCACTGGTTCTATGTTCTCTGCTTCAATTCTTAGAAGTCTTGCCTGTTCTGCTTTTACCTCTGATTCTAATCTATTTTTATTTGCCTCAATTTGTGCGTCAAGAGCAAGCCTATTAGCACCACGAGCCGCAGCCTCATCTGCTAATTTCTGATTATCATCAGCAATCTCTGCTAAAGTTTCAGAAAGTCGTTGAGAACGATCAGCAGCAACAAATATTTTATCAGACAAAGTTTTATTACCTGGATTGACCACCTTGGTCGTATTGATAGGAGTAGTTTGACCTGCCGTACCAAGTTGTTGTTTAGTATTGTTCAATGCACTTTGTGTTGCACGGTCCTCCACGCGCTTACTATTTTCTACGGCTCGTTGTTCCGAAAGTGCATTTTCAATTATTTCTCTTCTTTCACTTAGCTTCGCTGATCTCCGTAGAATATCAGCACCCTCTCCACGTGAAAGTCCTTCGGGAGAGATGGTACCTTCATCCAATAGTTTCTGCTGTTCAACTACAATTCGTTGAAGTTCAGTTTGCTTACCCCGTATTGTTCGCGGCAACGGATTAGAAGTTTCTAATGGAGATAGGGGCTCAAGTGGTCGTCTGTTGATATCTCCTTCTTGTGCCAACGCTGCTAACTTTGCAGCACCCTCTTCACGTGATAGGGGTTCAGTATATCCAGCTTCATTAAGAAGATTTTTCTCAGTTTGTTCCAGAGTATCAAATGCGCCAGGACTGGAACCTTGTGTAAGCTCTTGAAGAATTAGTGCATCCTCTCCAGGGAACATTGCGTTGGGGAACTGCGACGCGAGTTCAGTAGGCTGATTTAGTGGAGTGTTGCGCCCATCTCTAGCAATACCATCCTTACGCTGAGTAGCAATCTCTGTTTCAGGAAAGTTACCCAGAATAGCTTCAATGAAGCCACGGATTCTTCCACGATTCTGACCAACTGTGAAGTAATAACTTTCGTACTCAAAGTTGGCAGTCACTCCTATATTACCTGTTCTATCTTCCTTATCCACATTATCGTGATCCCAGGAAGTTATTACAGGGCGGTGGAACCAATAAACGTTAACACCGTCCGGTTCTGTTCCCAAATCATAAATGACAATAGACTCAAAGAAATGACGCATGTCATTTGGCTTCAACCTCATACCAAGTGATGGGCGTTGACCCATCTTAGAACGCACTTCTTCGCCGGTCAGAATGTGTGTGAATTGGTACGAGTTGATTTCATTATTGCCATCAATTCTAGACAAAGTTTCAACACCAGAAATATCCTCGCCTACAGTAGCAAGATGACTATAGAAATGCGTATGCTCTTTCCAAAGAGCCATCACCACTGAAGTAGAATCATCATGGAACGTCATGGATGCAGGCGGGAATTCGATTGTGGTAGGTATCTTAATCCATTTGTTATAAGAACGCAGAGTCTCCACCTTCATTTGAGGTCTTGGGTGGTCTAGAGATCTCAAGTGAGTATAGAGCTTTCCATTTCCATGAATAAAGTCATTGATGTTCGTAATAGGGTTAGTCAGGATTCGTTGATTTATTTGGAATTCCACCAAATACGTGAACTTCATCCGAGGGATGCTGAGCGTGTTGGACCTCGCCCCACCAGGAGCCGAGTTGAAATTCCGCTCATCACTAGCATAGTTAACAAACGGCCAGCCGTTTTCTATGCGTCCTCGGGGTGGTAGATTTATCGCCATATTCAATGCCTCATGTAAATATATTTATCTGACACAGCAATCAACAATCAGGGGAAGTAATGCGCGTTGAAGTACGCCACGATAATGTGGAAAAAGCACTGAAGATTCTCAAGAAGAAACTCTTCGACGACGGAATGATTCGTGAGGTCATGGAACGCAGATATTACGAAAAGCCCTCTGTTACCCGCAGGCGTAAGCGCAAAGAAGCTGTCAATCGTCAGCGAAAGGTAATTGCCAAAGAGCAGCAAAAATGGCAAGAAGCCAAGCTAAAACACCGATAAATAAAAAGGGGACCAATGGTCCCCTTTTTATTCTTATTATGAGGTCGTTTAGAATCCGACGCCGATATTACCACTGAATGGACCGATGCCCAAGCCGAGACCGGCACTACCACTAATTGCTCCACCCGGTCCAATGTTGAGATTGAGCCTTGCAGAAGTAATGACACTGGAAGTCGAGCCAGCGGTTGAGATGCTTCCCTGAGCACCAATACCCGATGCTGCTACACCTGCCTGCGTGACGATCTCGCCCGCTTGACTGAAGACACCCATTCGGAAACCATCTTGGTTGAAGCCGATGACGTTGTCATATCGAAGCGTCAGGCTAATCTCCATAGCCGTAGCATCTTCATAGGTGAGTTCTCCAAGGTCCATACCAGTGATTTGGCAACCGGCATAACACCACTTCTGAATGATGTTTGGGTCTGAGGCTGAACCGCCAGCGGATGCGCCACCTGCGAGAACATCCAAGTCCATTTCGAACTTGTAGTTTTCACCGGCTCTTGACATCGTCTGGTCGAAGAAGTTTTGCTGCTTGGCGACTTGCTCCTGCACACGAATCTGTACCGAGTTGGTGATGTCATCGATGAAAGTAACCGTCAACTCTTGCCATTCGGCTCGGGTGTTGATGTACACCGTGGAAACGTAGGAGTAGAGAGTCTGTGTTTCGAAGGTAAGATTCGGGCGACCCATTCGACGAATCTGACGAGTCA